AGTTTGGTATCAGTACTTTAATCTTTCAGCCAATCAATTACCAGATGCTGATTGGTCAGATTATTTCTTTGAGTAATGTATTGACTTTACCCAGTTCAATATGTTAAATTAAAATCATATGGAGGAATATTATGTCAGACAATGTTAATGAAGGTACTCAGAGTACTCAAGAAGCCCAGACACCTACTACTGAAACAGTGGAGGAAAAAGGACATCCTGAGTCAGTTCCTTACCACAAGTATATTGGGGTTAAGGAAATGCTAGCCAAGTCAGAAACAAAGTTGAGTAGCCTTGAGGAACAGTTAAAGAACAGCCCAAGTGCGGAAGAACACGCAAAAATCAAGGAAGCTTTAGAAGCTGAAAGAGCTGAGAAGCAGAAGTACCTTGATGAATTGAGTGTTATTAAAAACAGAAGTATAGCTGAAAAGAAAGCTTCCCTTCTTTCAAGAGGCATATCCGAAGAGGATATTAAAGATGCTTCGGAGAAAGAGTTGGACGTAATCTTAAAGGCACTAGGGTCTGCAAAACCAGCCCCAACAAGACAGCTCCCTGATATGGGTACTGGAGGGGGAAGCTCAGTTCCTGCTGGTAATCCAATGGAACTGGCAAGACAAGCTTATTCTAAAAATAACTAAGGAGGAAACTTATTATGGCTTGGACACTTTCAGAATTATCAAAAATAGAAACAGACCCACTGCGTAAATCAGTTGCCGATACTCTTTTAATGGAGTCTAATATTCTTGAAACTATACCTTGGGAAACCATTGGCACTCTTTCCACTACCGTAATCAGGTATCAGGATTTACCGAGTGTAGGCTTCAGGAAAATAAATGCTGGTTACTCAGAGTCCACAGGCACATTTGCCCACAAGACAGAAACCATTTCCCTTATGGGTGGAATGATTGATACTGACAAAGCTTTAGCAAGAGCTAAGAATACTGTTGCTGATGCAAGAGCCATTCAACAGCAGATGATGGTAAAAGCTATTGCTTATAAGTTCAATGACCGTTTTATCAATGGCAATCCTGCTTCTGACCCTGAAGAGTTCAAAGGCATAGCAGCTCGTGTTGATGATATTGTAGCCGAAGGTTACACTGAACAGTTGATTGACTTGGGAGCTACTACAGGTACTACTCGTGATGCTGGTATTCTATACGATACCGCTAACGCCTTTAACTTCCTCAACAAGCTAGACCAGCTTATCTATTCAATCAAAGGACATCAGCCTGATATGCTTCTGATGAACAAGAAATGCCTCTTAGCAGTCCGTGCTTTACTCTTAAAAGAGAGGCTCCTCGATTACACACAGGATATGTTTGGAAGAAGGATAGACACCTATGGTGGTGTTAAACTGATTGACATCGGCACTAAAGCCGACCAGATGACTGAAATCATAACCAACACCGAAGACCCCCAGAACATCTATGCTTCGGATTTAAGCACCTCTATCTATGCCGTTAAGTTCGGTATTGGTGAGTTCCTGTGGGGTATTCAGGAATATCCTATGGAAGTTGAAGACAAGGGTTTACTGGAAAGCAAACCTGTTTACAGAACTGAGATTGACTTCCCTCTGGGATTGGCACACATTGACCCCCGCTGTATTGGAAGACTTTGCAACATATTCCCCGACAATCAGGCTGCGGCTTCCTAATCAGTTACAAAATATATTTAAGGAGGAAATCCAATGGCTTTTGACAGTAATCAAATATTAAAAGGACTTTACAGTGCTGCTTTGGTAGATATAGATGAGAATGATGTTGCTGCTACTTCTTTAACAGTCAATCCAGACGGAAATGCTGTTGTAGAAATAAACGAAACAGGCAAGAATGGCTTGGCAGCTGTTCTCATTCTAACCGAAGAAGCCGACTCAGACTCCTACGGTGATAAGATGGTTGTAACCATTGAAGCATCAGATTACCTAGACAGAAATTGGGAAACAGTTGCTACCTTCCCAACCTTATACACTCATTTAAGAGTTGTGCCTGTTAAAGCTACTACAGCTTTTGTAGCCTCAGATATTGGCAAGACCCTTACCGAAACTACTTCCGCCGACACTGGTGTAATCATAGCTTTTGATGAAGCCTTGAAGACAGTTGGTGGAACAGGGAATGTTTGGATAGCGATGGATGATGCTGGCGATGTGTTTGATGAAGCAGTAGGAACTGTGGAAACAGCTACATCAGGGACAGGTGTTGGTAAAAAAGCAGCTGCTTCCTATGTACCTAAACAGATGCAGCCTGGAGTTTATGTCCAGAGATTTGCAACTGATAAGAAGTATGTCAGGTCAAAATGTACAGCTGAAGATAACTTTGGAAAAGGCTGGATATTGCTGACTGACAATGCTTTCAAAACAATCTAAAAAGAAAGTTTGGGAGGGGGTGTTGAGCCCCCTTTCAGCTTATGGAGAAGATAATGGGAAGAAATTATGTACCAGACAATATATCTGACCCGAATGGAATAGCTATGTTTACAGACCCGATAATCAAAGGTACTATGGACTTACAAGGTGTTATCTCTAAAAACGGTGTAGCTTTAGATGCGGACATAGTTGACCTTAACCTGCTCAATGGGTATAGTGCAGCTTCTCTTGAGCCTGCTAAAGTATTTAGTAAAGAAGTGGATTGTTCTGGTGGCGGAACAGATAAGACAACTGCTATCTGTACCGTACCAGCTGGGAGTATCTTGCTGGATGTGATGACCTTGTGTACAGAAGCTTTTGATGGGGATGCTACTACAACCTTTGAAGTAGGTATTACAGATAACACAGACAAGTACATTGACCCTGTTGATTGCCCTGTTACTCTTGCTGGTGTTCTTCTAATGACAACTGGTACTAACAATGACCAGAAAGTCCCAGAAGCACTGGCTACTGATACCCCTATCATAGCTACTTGGACTAATACAGCCGATATGACAAAAGGGAAAGTTACTGTAAAGGTAGTCTATTGCTAGGAGGTTTATAATGGTAGAAAGCAAAGCAAGAGATGTTAATATAGGTTTTCCTAACATAGAGTCAGCTCATATAGCGGATGCCAAGGTTGACTATACTAAAGGTGATTTAGCTACTGAAGCTGATATAATAGCAGCTATCAACGCCACCAATGCAAAAATAAACTTAATATTACTTGTTCTGGAAACACAAGGACTTACAGCAACAAGTTAGGAGGATTAGATGCCTATACCCGAAATAGAAGCTTTGACAATAGAAAGTTCTGAAGAACAAAAGAAAGCAGCTCTTTCTTCCTGTATAGCAACAGAAGTAAAGAATGGCACTCCACAAGACCAAGCTGTTGCTATGTGTAACAGAATGGTAGAAGAAAGAACAGGCAAAAAAAATATACAAACTGGAGGAAAAGAAATTGAAGCGATTATTTAACAAAATAACAAACTCCCTGATTAAACTGAGTGATGCTATTACAGGTAGTGATGGTAAGGTTGCCTTTGACTCTTTGCTTACAGCCAAAGTCTATGAGCCTATAGATAAGGGCTTGTCTATAGACTTTTTGAAAGCTCATCCTGTTTCCTTATTCCCTGAGTATTATAAGGAACAGAAAAACAAAGTAAGGAAAGTCAGGAACAAGTGTATCACAACCGCTTATGTTAACTATCTGGCTCTTATGCACCAGACTGATGCCACTGGAATTGGGGATTTCAAATACCACGACTCAGGCACAGGTGTAGGTAATGAGGCTGTGGGTGATACAGGACTTGGGACTCCTTGGGGGGGTGCAAGGGATATTGGTACACAGGTAGCTACTACAAATACATATACTTCAGTAGCTACTACCACTTATAATGAAACTAAAGCTATTACGGAACACGGTCTGTTCAATGCTGCTACAGGTGGAATACTGATGGACAGGAGCAAGTTCGGTGCCATTAACGTTGTCCCTGGTAACCAGATTGAATGGACTTACACAATAACATTTACCGCTGGTGGATAGAGTTTTATTTTACTAAGATTAGAGGGAAGGATGGTAGGGGAGTTAATTCCCTGCCATCTTTTTCTAAAAGGAGGGTAACTAAATGCCACAGACCGTAGATAGTAGCAAAATAAATAATGCAAGACGTGCAGTTGACGCTTACCGTGATGCTCATACTCAGCTACACAGTAAAGGTTGGTATAAAGGTATATCTGAAGACCATACGCCACTACTCACTAAGCTGGTAGATGACTTAGAGAAGGCTGGTTTTACTTCTGCTGAGAAAGACTTTGAAGCAAAGAAGGAAGAGATACTGGCTAAGCTATGGGCAGATAGTGATGAGCTAAACGCTAAAGAGCTTGGCTACGAGTCTAAGAAGGACTTTGACAATAATGCCACTGAGAATGACCGTAAGGCACTGGAGACGATGTGGAAGTAATTAAG